TAAATATAAAGTATAATGCACTAAGGTAAATAATATGGCTTCAGTAAAATGGAATCAAGATTTAAATGCTGGACAAAATTGGATGGCTGATATTAACTTGATGAACACAAATGGTTCGACAAGGGATATAACAGGTCACACTCTTGCGTCACAAATAAGAAGACATTATAAATCTGTTTCTCCTAAAGAAAACATTACAGTTGTTGTTATGGATGCTGCTACTGGTAAAATACAGCTGAGATTAACACCAATTCAAACATCTAATTTAAAAAATGGAAAATGGGTGTATGATGTTGAGTTGACTAATAGAACAGGCTCTATTGTTGCCATAACAGGTGGTGGTGGTTCTGGTGCTGTTGGTTTTGCAAAAGTTAATGCAGACGGTGCTATATCAGAGATAACTATTGAAAATGCTGGTACTGGTTATACATCAGCACCTGCTGTAACTATTACTGATACAAGAGTTCTTGGTGCTGGTGATGTAAGAGGTTCTGGTGCAACTGCTACTGCAACTATTGATGCGAATGGAATAGTAAATTCTATAACAGTTGATGCTGGTGGTAGTGATTATGTTTCAATACCCAAAGAAAGAGTTATTGACGGTATTATAACAATTAGACCAGAGGTAACAATAATCTAATGCCTATACAAGTAAATTTTAATAACGGAAATCCAATATTTTCACCAGCATTAGGCACAGCTGCAGCTACTGGGTCTGGTGTTACTCCACCATTGGTGGATTTATCAGACGTAAATAAAATTGGTTTGAACGATAATGATGTTTTAGTATATGACTCTACAACAGAAAAATTCGTTCCAATAGATATAGATATTATCAACGATAATGATGGTGGTGTATTCTAAAAAATATTTTTTTTGGTGGGTTTAACATATACAATGACAATTCGAGAAATAAATGATTTTTTTTTAATATGAACACAATGATTAAATTTGATTAAACCTATTTTAACATATTCTATAAGGAAATAAAAAAATGGCACGAGAAAGTTCGATTAAAATTTACAGAAGTACAGGTACATCCGCACCAGCCTCACTTAGTGCAGGTGAATTGGCATGGATTGATGATAATGGTGCTGGTACACTTTATATTGGTGACGCAACAGCAGGTGCTGTAAAAACAATTGGTGGTGCGCCAGGTGGTGATTGGGGTACAGCACTCCGCACGGATACTGCACTTCTAGGAACAACAACAATGGCTGCCTTGACAGGTGGTGTTGGTGCATTTGATTTAACAGCATCTAACGCAACTGCAGCTACACAAACTACAGGTAATAGTTCAACTAAACTTGCAACGACAGCATTTGTTGCAACAGCCGTTTCTAATGCAGCACCAGATATGGATGCGATTTCTGATACAAATATTGGGACAGGTGGTGCCGCTCCAGCAGCTGGTCATGTATTGGTCTATGATGGAGTAAACTCAACTTGGGACAATCAACCCATATCAGGTGATGTCACATTGGCTGAGGATGGTACTACATCTATTATTAGCATACCAAATGGTATGGTACAGATGGGAACTGATACTGATGGTAATTTTGTTTCAGCTGTTACTGCTGTGAGTGGTGAGACATCTGTTAATATTTCGTCAGGTGTTGGAAATGCTGGTGATTCTGTAGCAGTTGGACTAGCTAATAATGTGACAATTCCCAATAACTTGATAGTTACTGGTGACTTGACTGTTTCTGGTACTAACACAATAGTTAATACAACTACAACTTCATTAGCAGACCCCGTCTTTAAAATTGGTACTTCTACTGCTGGTAAGGATCGTGGTGTTGAATTTGCATACGATGATTCGGGCTCTGCAGCACTAGGTTTCTTTGGTATGGATGATACTGATGATAAGTTCAAATATTTTATTAACGGAACTAATTCTTCCGAAACATATTCAGGTACTGCTGGTGGTGCTGTGTTTGGAACAATTGAGGGTTCAACAATTACTGGTAGTAGTGAACTTGTTGCACCTCTTGGTACTATTACAAGTGTTGTTGCTACAAGTTTAACAGGTACATTGCAGACAGCATTGCAACCTAATGTTACAACAATGGCAGGTTTGACTTCAGCTGCAGCTTTGGAAACAGTTGGTACGATTACAACTGGTGTATGGAATGGTACAACTATTGCTGCTGCAAATGGTGGTACAGGACAAAGTTCTTATACTACTGGTGATTTGGTATATGCTAATAGTGGTACTACTTTGACCAAATTGACTGCAGCTGGTAATGGATCAAAAATGTTGAAGATGAATGCTGGTGCGACCGCACCAGAATGGTCTGATGAAGTTGACGGCGGTACTTGGTAAGGTTATTTTTAACTTAGAAACAACATAGTAGATTCACCGAAAGGGGATGGGGTTTTTCCCTGTCCCCCTTTGTTTTTTTAGGAGTATACATACTTATAGACAGGTAAAGAAATGCAATTAAATGAAACCGCTGACCTAATTGAAAAATTAGGCGTGCCGATTGTTGGTTTGCTATTGATTGGGTGGGGTTTTTGGAAAATTGTAAAATGGTTACAAGATTCACTAACGGGGAAGATAGGGTATCAAACAGATATAATTATCCAACTTATAGACCGTATTAGAGTATTACAGACAGATATTTTAAAACTTGATACAATGATACGGACGCGTTATGGATTAGAAGTTGATGAGCAGAGAATAGAACGTGCTGATGAACCATCGAAGAAAAAAAGAAAGTAATTAATAATTCTATATTAAAGGAGTCTATGAAATGACTAAAGAAGTAAAAGAAGAAGCAAAGGAAGAAAAACCAAAAACGACACCATTAGCAAAACCAGCACCAGTTGATCCTGATGTTACTGTTGAACAAGTGCAATCACAACTTAACTATGCACAAAAAATAATTAATGTTCTTCAAGGTAAAGTCAATGAAGCTAACGGAGTAATCGTTCAACTTGAGGCTCGTCTTCAAATCGCAGCAGAAGATAAAGAAAATATATTGAAACAACTTGAGCCAATGGGAATTGCCCCACAATAATAAAAGGAAAACAGTATGGCTAGTGTAAACTCAAGACAGGGATTAATAGATTATTGTTTAAGAAGGTTAGGACAACCTGTAATTGAAATAAACATTGATGAAGATCAACTTGAAGAAAGAGTTGATGATGCATTAGAATATTTTCAAGAATATCATTTTGATGGTGTAGAAAAAGTTTTTCTCAAACACTTAATTACAGCTGAAGATATTACTAATGAATATATTCCTATGGGTGATCCTGCTTCTCCTGTAGGTGGGCCTGTTATTAGTGTTGTTAGGGTATTACCTATTCCTAGTTTTGATTCATTTCAAGGTGGATTTTTTAATGAAGAATATCAATTAAGACTAAATGATTTAAATAGTTTTTCTGGTTCTTCTTTGATTCAATGGGAAATGACACAACAGAATTTTTCATTAGTTGAACAATTATTTTCTATTGCACCAACAATGATGTTTAATAGAAAACAAAACAGAGTTTATTTAGAAGCTGATTGGAATGAAAAATTTAGTGTGAACGATGTTTTAGTTATTGAAGCATATCGTGCATTAGACCCTTCACAGTATGGTGAAGTATGGAATGATATGTTTCTAAAGAAATATACAACAGCTTTAATTAAACGACAATGGGGTGAGAACTTGAAAAAGTTTCAAGGAGTTGTATTGCCGGGTGGTATTACACTTGATGGTAAAAGTATATATGATGAAGCAGTTGAAGAAATTGCAAAGATAGAAGAACAAATGAGTTTATCTTATGAACTTCCAGCAGACGGATATGTAGGTTAATATGCCAGTTAATAACTATTTTAGAAATTTTAATTCATTTCCACAACAGGAATTACTTAACGCTTTAACTAAAGAAGTAATTGAAATAAATGGAATTGAAATAATGTATGTTATACGAGAATCGACTTCTGAGAAAGATACAATATATAATGAAGAGCCAACATCGAGATTTATTTCTGTTAGAAAAGTAGAAATGTATATTAATACACCAGAAGGATCTGAAGGTTCTGGTGATGCAGTTTCTAAATTTGGTTTAGATATACAGGACGAATTAAATTTAATTGTAAACAAAGAAAGATTTTTAGAAGAAGTAAGCCTTCGCGTTCCAAGAGAGGGTGATTTAATTTATCTTCCATTAGGTAAAGGTTTATATGAAATTAAATTTGTCGAACACGAAAAACCATTTTACACATTAGGAAAAAATACTGTATATGAATTAAATTGTGAATTGTTTCGTTATAACAATCAGTTATTTGATGTTCCTGTAGATGAGATGGGTGCTGTATTTGATAAGATTGAAAGACAAAATGCAGTAACAAGAAGATTTTCAGTAGGTACAGCATTTAATGATAGTGAAAAATTTGTACTTAGTGAAACTATTACTGGACAATCATCTGGTGCTACTGCTAAAGTTTCATCAATGGCTGGTACTTTATTAGATGTTTATCGTGTTTCTGGTGCATTTCAAGATGGTGAAACTATTCAAGGTGTAGGCGTAAACAGTAGAGGTAGTGACCATACAAATACTATTCAATCACAGGATGACCAAGTTATTTCAACATCTGAATATGATGATAATAAAATATTTGAAACAGAGGGTGATAACATTTTAGATTTTAGTGAAATTGATCCTTGGAGTGAGGGAGATTTATAATGTTTGGAAAATATTTCTACAATAAGAATATAAGAAATATAGTTATTTTATTTGGAACTGTATTTAATGATATAACTATAAAAAGAACATTGTCTAATGGTACTATTCAAAACACATTGAAAGTTCCTATTGCGTATGGCCCTGCGCAAAAGTATTTATCTAAATTAGATCAAGGTGAACTATTTTCTGCTAATGATTCTCAAGGTAATGCTGATTTAAAAGAACACGTTGCAATGGTTCTTCCAAGAATGTCGTTTGAAATAACTACGATGACATATGACACGACAAGGAAATTACAATCAACAAAAAAAATAAGAGAAGTAAAAATGCTTGGCCCATTAGAAAGTATTGAAATAACTAATGGTGGTTCTGGTTATACTTTAATTCCTACTGTTGAGATAGATGCTCCACCAACAGGTGGCACACAGGCAACAGCAGTAATTACAGTAGCTGATTCAGAAAATAATATTGTAAGTGGTTTGCAAAATGGTGTTGTTACAAGTATTACATTAACTAATGCTGGAGCTGGTTATACATCAATACCAAATGTTACCATTAAAAATAATACAAGTGAACCAACTAACAGTTCAATATTCCCAGCAACAGTAACAGCTAATGTTGATGCAAATACTACTACATTACAAACTATTTATACACCTGTTCCATATAACTTTGAAATTGATTTATCCATTATGGTTTTAAATAGTGATGATGGTTCACAAATACTTGAACAGATTTTGCCGTACTTTACACCAGAGTTTCATGTGACAATGAACGAAATGAAATCATTGGGAATAAAAAGAGATATACCAATTATTTTAAATAGTATGTCAACGGAAGATGATTATGAAGGTGATTTTCTTTCAAGAAGGTCTTTAGTTCATACTCTATCATTTACAGTACAGGGTTATTTGTATGGCCCAACCTCTGACCAAGGAATTATTAGGGAAGTTGATGTTAATACTGGAACAAATTTTATTATTGATGATCCAGTAGTTAATGTTAATGTTGTACCAAACCCAACAACAGCTGACCCTGATGATGCACCAATAAATACAACAACAACTATAACTGACTTATAATGAAACTATATGAAAAAAGAAACTGTAAAAAAACTGAATGATATTTTAGATATTGCAGATGATATTATTGATATTGATGAACCATTAGAAATACAACAAGCACAAGTAGTTGATACAGATACTACTGACTTAACAAGTGACTATGATTTCTCAAGAGATCAATACCATAACATTATTGAAAAAGGTAATGAGGCACTAGTAGAATTATTAGCTATTGCAAAGGAAGGTGAACAACCAAGAGCATTTGAGGTTGCAACCCAACTTATGAATTCTTTAGCTGCAACTACTAAAGAACTTTTGATATTACAAAAAACCAAGAAAGAAGTTGAAGGAACAACTAAACCTACGAAGAATGAAAATAATCTTTTCATTGGTAGCACTTCCGAACTTCAAAAACTTCTTGATATGAAAAAGAAAAAATAATATGCCAGAAGATAATTCCTATTTAGGAAATAACCTTTTAAAAGGTGTAGGTGTACCACATAAGTTTACTAAGAAAGAAATAGAGGAATACATCAAGTGTAAAGATGATCCAATCTATTTTTTGGAAAACTATGTGAAGATTGTCCACGTTGATGAAGGACTTGTTCCTTTTAAGATGTATGACTTTCAAAGAAAATTAGTAGAAGCAATAACTGAAAATAGAAATGTTATTGTAAAGACAGGTAGACAGGTTGGTAAAACTACAACTACTATCGGTTGGTTGTTACATTATATTCTTTTCAATCAAGAAAAAATTGTTGGTGTTCTAGCTAACAAAGCAATCACTGCTCGTGAAATCCTCGGTAGAATTCAAACATCCTATCAGCATCTCCCCAAATTTCTTCAGCAAGGTTTAAGAGAATGGAATAAAGGTTCTATGGAACTTGAGAATGGAAGTAAGGTTATTGCTTCTTCCACATCTTCAAGTGCAATCCGTGGATTTTCATTTTCTTGTATTCTCCTTGATGAGTTTGCTCACGTTCAGAGACACATCGCTTCCGAATTCATACGCTCAGTTTATCCTACAATTTCGTCTGGTAAAGATACAAAGGTTATTATTGTATCTACTCCAAATGGATTTAATCTTTTTTACAAATTCTGGAACGATGCCGAAGCTGGAAATAATACATTTTTTCCATTCAAGGTTCACTGGTCAAATGTTCCCGGCCGAGATGATGCTTGGTATAAAAGAACCGTATCGACAATCGGTGAAGATGCTTTCAGGCAGGAGTATGAAGCAGAGTTTTTGGGCTCCACAAATACTCTAATTTCTACTGAAAGATTGCAAGAAATGTCATATAATGATCCTTTGTGGTCAAAAGAAGGATTAGATGTGCATGAAGACCCAGTTGAAGGACATACATATACCGTCACAGTTGACGTAGCTAGAGGACAAGGAAGGGACTATTCTGCCTTTTCGGTGTTCGATATTACCGAAATTCCGTACAAAATAGTGGCCAAATACCGAAATAACACCGTAGCGCCCCTACACTTTCCCAATATTATAAATACTATTGGAAAGAGTTATAATTATGCATATATTTTAGTAGAAATAAATGACATTGGTTCACAGGTTGCTGACGTTTTACACCATGATTTAGA